CGGCATAACATTAGCCCATTTAGTGCCACCATTATCTAAATGAATTTCACAATGAATACCATTATCTGCCACAATTCCATCACTGTAAAAAAATTGGTCTTCATCTTTAAAAACGGGATATTCTTGTTGGTACATTCTTGATCCTATAAAAATTTCATTAATGGGGAAACAACTTTTTTCTCTGTTAACAAATTCATTGTTAATGCTTCTTGGTACATCTTTTCTTCCAATGATTTTGATATCAATTTTTTAACAGAATCTATTTCAATATTATATTTTTCACATGAACTAAGCAACATATCAAACAATGTTGTATTAGATTTTTTTGCTTCTCTTTCAATATACATTGAAAATTCTGAAGGATTTTTTAACAATGATTCTATATTCATCCATTCTCCTGGTCGTAATACTCACAAATTTGTGAATATTCATCAACATTGATACCAGACTTGGCACATTGATTGCCAATAAAGGCAAAACATGTGCCACATCTGTCTCTATTCCAATCTGATTCTGGTATCAATCTGATTGAAAATTTGTCATCAATTCCTATATTATCTTCCATTGAACAATTTACAAATTCTGTTGAATTCTTCTACACGTTTATTATGTGGCACGGAAGAATTTTGTGTGATAAAATCTCTAAAAGAGTCACCAGTTGGTATTCCTAAATATGAAAGAATAGAACACTGATTAAACAATGCATGTAACTTTGCTGCATCGTCTACAGATTCAACCAATATTGGTAAAATAAATGGTTCAAATTTTTTATCAATATTTTGCACAGGTGCTATTTTCATAATTAACTCCAATTGTCGAATGATAGGGAAGGTTTTGATGCCATTTCTGTTTTAGAATCTGGCATACTTATGTTCCCATTTGGTTGTTCAAGATTATACAACCTCATGTGAGGTTTGTCAACCCCAACCAAAAATCTTTTATAAAAATTCTTTGCATTGAATCGGTTTTTTAACACTTTTACCAGTAACTGGTTCATGCTTTCCATTTCTTCGCTGGCATACAATGCAACAAAAAAATCTGCAACAGTACTTATCCCATGTGAGTCTGCAACATTTTCCAGTTCTGGATCAGAATTAGATAATCCACTTCTATTTGTCTGCACAGAACTCCATACAGGAATATTGAAATATTGAGCCAATGACCGCAACTCTACTGCTACTTCTCCAGCATATGTGTAACTATTAATGTTTTTAGAATTTCTATAGGTTGTAGATGCTAACAAACCCAAATAATCAACAATCAATAAATCTGGCATAAAGTTTTTCTTTTGCTGTAACTCTTCTATCAGATATTTTATGTTTGCTGCAGTAATTGTTTTTGCTGGATATTCTTTTACAATTAATCTTCCATATGATTTTTTGGCTAATTTATTTATTCTGCTTAAAAATACATCTTTGCCAACGTTAGATAATTCGTCTATAGGAATATTGGTCAAATTGGCATCAATTCGTTCTGAAATTCGCTCTTCAGCCATTTCCAAGGTAATATACAACACATTGTACCCTTGCTTGATTGTTGCGGCTGCAATATGGCATTTTGTTCCAGTTTTAAATCCTCCTGTTCCACCTAATGCAAGATATAATGCTTTCTTTACCATGCCTCCACGAGTAATCTTGTTTAATATGTCAATATCAAATGGAATTTTGTCTTCAACTTCGACATATTTATCATATCTATCTTCGGCATTCTCAAAGTAATCATGACCAATATCTTTATCAAATCCAACAGCCAACGCTTTGTTCAATAGCTCTGGAATATGATCTTGTGAAAATTGTTTATCGTTTCCATCAATAATATTAATGGATGCCATGATGGCATTAAATACTGCCTTATCTTTACAAAACTTCTCGGAAAAAGTTAGTAACCAATCTATATTCTGGGGTTCATATCCGTTCCCCAATTCTTGCACCAATTTGGTGCAATCTTTGTGATCATATTCAGCAATACCTTTTTTATTGTTTAAAATGATAGATAATGCTGCAATAGTTGGTACAGCATTATATTTTTCAAAATGCTCATTGATGATATTGAATACAATTTTATCAGATTTTTCTACAAAATATTCTGGTTGAAGGAATGGAATAACTTTTCTGAGATACTCTTCATTATATAATAAATTTTTAAAAATTAATTCTTCATTTCTCATTGTCAATTTCTTTTTGAATTTCGGCAAAAATGTTTTGTACTACTTCCTCTACAACCTTTTCTTGTAAAGAAATTGGCACAACATTATCACTAACAAAATCATAATCAATTTCAATTTTACCATCTGGCCCCATTTGGCCAACATCAATTAACAAAGAATATCCACCATATTTTGTATCATCTACTAATACAATAATTTTGCCGGTTTCATCTAATCCGGCAACTTTGTATTCATATTGGTTACTCATCAGTTTCTCCAGATTCTAAAATTGTTTCATCTTTAATCATATCATTTTGTGCCAATTTGAATTCATCTTCTATAAATTTTTTAAATGAGTCGGATGATAATATATCATCCCAAAAATCTTTATTATTTGTATCCTTTTGTCTATAATTTTTTTCAATTATTTCACCAGTATTCGGATTAATTTTTTGATACCATCCTTGTTTTGGTTTAATAACATGACCGGATTGCAATGCCAAATCTAGTAACCCAGAATATTTTGATATTCCGTCTTCAAATAATACCGTGATTGGAATTTTCTTGCGCTCTTTAACCGTTCTGGATTTTTCTATTGTGATATTAAAATTATATCCAGCTAAATCTGTTCCATCCTTTTCTTGTGATCTGGTTACAACTAGAACAGTATCTGCAGCATACATTCCCCCAGTACCCATTGATACTACAGTTTTAGAGAACATTTCCATAGTCTGATAGCTGTGTGCTATTACTACACCTGGGATATCTTTCCTGGTAAATTGTGGTGTAATTAATCTGAAAATTGATTTTAAAACTTTGTTTCTTTGAAGGTCTGCTGTATTTTTTCCTGCTTCTGCATTCTCTGCTTCTGATATAGATGGGAGATTTGAAATAGAATCAATAAGAATCATTACTCTATCTCCACGCTCAATATTGGCAAACTGTTGCATAATATCGTGGCGTAATTCTTCCAATGTTGCAACAGGTGTATGAATTACTCTTTTTAAATCAATGCCAAAACTTTTGAAATATTTTTGTGGTGAGCCAAATTCTGAATCATAAAACAATAATACAGAATCTCTATACTTATCTAAATAAGCTTTTGCCATTAATAATGCAAATGAGGTTTTGAAACTACGGCTGGCCCCTGAGAGGACACAGATGGATGAACTAAATCCCCCATCCAATGATCCTGATAATGCAACATTGAAAATTGGAACAGATGTGGATATAATTTCTTTATCCACAAAAAATTTACTAGTTTCTAATACAGATGTTTCCTTTACTGTACTATTTTTCTTAATCTTGTCTAATAAGCTCACAAATTCTCCAAATTCTGGTTCGATTGATCGAAAAGATCGCATGTGGTATTTAGTTCAAATCCTAGCCCCAAATCTGATACGCGGAGCGTATAAAAGTCCATATACTCATCATTGTCCAGGATAGCCTGGAAAGTAAGTTGGTGCAACATATCTATACTATATTTTTGCACAATTTGCCCATTCTCTGCCCCGAACATCGGGCCATATTTTTTTCGTAAAAATTGTGAAATATTACTATCAACAAATTTTTCTGTTCCAACAATTTTATACAAATCTGTTGTCCAATCTGGTTTCGTTAAACGAAACCAATAGGTTTTTAGTGTTACATCATAATTCCAGCATAGATTGCTGTCATCAAAAATTTTGCCGTCATCGGCAACATAAATTTCGCTTGTTCTTGTAATTGTTTTCATTTTATTACCTCAAAAGTGTCGTGTCCAAAATCACCCCTATATATTTTTGGAATATTATCCCAACCATTAAACATACATGTGCCATATATTATTTTAATATTATTATTTACTAAAACCGTTTCAATATTTTCTGCGATTTCTTTTTGCTGTATGTTATAAAAATATCTATAACATAAAATATATTCAGTTATAATTGAATAATGGTATTTTTTGATGGTTGTTATATATGTATCTGTGGATTTAATATAATTTAATACATCGGATGTTTGATATATTGTCCCAATATTGTTTATACATTTACTAAACAATATGCCAAATTCAACCAAATCTTTCATACCATTTTTTGATTGAATAACTTTTATATCATTACTTTCCAATACTTTTCTCAGCATGTCTGAGACAGTATATTGTTTTCTAACTCGATATGCTGAACCTAATGATACAAAATCATTTACTAAGTTATGTATCCTTTGTATTCGTTCATTATGTGCTTCTTGTTCTGTTTTAAAGAAATCTATCACATGTGGTAGATCATGGAATGGATTACTTATCATAATATTGTTTCAATACTTGTTCAGTATTTTTGTACCAAGGTGTGTTTTTATATGTTGTCCAATTCCAAATTTCTTTTAATAAAGTCATCCCTTGATCACATGTTATTACATATTGTGGTCTAGTAATTGCAATCCAAATAGCTTTAAATCTCATTATTCACATATCTCCACTTCATCAATCATCATTTTACTTCACCACCATAGCTTAATGCCACATCACATTTATCCAGTGTTTTCGATATTGCAGAACCAGCAGTTTTTCTATACAAGTTCGCTCCAACACCTTCCCAATATTCTCGTGGATGGTAAGTCATCAATTCTAGCAATGCATCGACAAGAGCAGCATTTTTATTTTTTAATCTATTAATTTCATCGAAGGAAGGCAGGGATGCCTGACGACCCCCCAGCGAAGCGCGCAGCGTAGTGTTTAGCGAAGCGTAGTTGTGAGCGCCTGGGCACTCAATCAAATCATTAGCATGGTTGCAATATTCTATTGGCATACATTCCTTTTTTGATAAATAATTGTAATGAACAAAAATACTATAAACAAATCTTTCAAGGTTAGGTTTTATCCTAACCAACAACAAAAGATACTACTAAACAAAATGTTTGGTTGCTCAAGGTTTGTCTATAACCATTATCTTAAACTAAAACGTGATACCTATAAAGAACAAGGTATCACTCTAACAAACAACCAGTTATCTGCTGATCTTACGATCTTAAAGAAACAAGAAGACTTTAACTGGTTATCTGACGTTCCTAGCACTTGCCTACGGCAATCACTATTAGACCTAAATAGTGCGTATTCTAATTTCTTTAGGGATTTAAAGAAACCAAAAGGTTCCAATAAAGCCGGTTTACCAACATTCAAATCTAAGTATAACAAGAAATCCGTGCGTATGCAGGATATTGTCCTTAAGGACGGAGTTCTTAAACTACCAAAACTAGGTGCTGTTAAAATTAAAGTATCCCATGAATTTCCTGGGATACCCAAAATGGCAACTGTTTCATTGGATGCCACTGGTAAGTATCATATATCGTTTTCTGTAGAATGTCAAGTAGATTTATTTCCAACCACCAATAATATTATTGGTATTGATGCTGGTTTAAAAGTCTTTCTTTATGATTCCAACGAAAATTCTGTTGAGAATCCACGATTTCTAAAGAAAAAACTAAAAGCACTTAAACGTTCCCAACGTGCTTTGTCTCGTTCCAAAAAAGAATCTAATAGACGAGAAAAGAAACGTAAAGCAGTTGCTCTGATCTACCAGAAAGTATCGAACTCCCGTTCGGACTTTCTACACAAATTATCTTATAAGATAGTAAAATCCAACGATGTTATTATCGTAGAAGACTTAAAAATCAAGAATCTTTTGAAAAACAAAAGATTATCTCGATCTATAGCTGATGCTTCATGGTCTGATTTCTTCCGGTTATTGGAATATAAATCCAAATGGTACGGAAGAACATTCTTGAAGGTCAACCCCAATTATACTAGCAGAGACTGCAATGTTTGTGGTCATAGACATGAAACACCAATGTCTTTACATATTCGGGAATGGACTTGCAGTTCCTGCAATACTTTCCATGACCGAGACTTAAATGCTGCTAAAAATATTCTAGCCAGAGGCTTATCTGATCTAGGAATACCGAACAAATACCCAGGGGAACTGGGAAATTAACGGACATAGACATAATTGGCTCTGGCTTCGCAACTTCGTTGCTTGGTGAAACCAGTATGGATGACATGTCAATTTGCAATGGTTCATGTTAGCTCAATCACGATGTTGAGTTAACTCAGAATCCCTGCGAAATTCCAATGGGCCAACTACCTTGTTCCAATTATCTATCAGAATCTGATCATGTTCTTGAACAGATTCAAATGGGCGAAATCTTTGATCCGAATTTGGATAAGTAAAATCAATAATATTTTTGTGCCCAAGATGCAAATCTGCACAGGTGAATTTATTTGACATATTATTTAAAGAATGGCGCAAGGTTTGGTTTTTGGTAATTACTTGGTTTCATAATTTTGCCGTTTTCGTCACGAAGCACTACATATTCACCATCGACTAAATTATATTTTGACAAATTATTGTCAGCAATATGATGAAAAGCTGGCACAATATCTGCGCCAACACAGATTGCAGCACCAGTTGCTACTACGGCAACATCTATACACCCATCCAAAAATTCTACGCAATCCACTTTTGCTGCCAAATTATCATAAGCACCTGACTTAAACCGCAATGAAAAGTCGTCTAATGTATCTGCTAATTCTGCCAATTCTCCAGAATCAAATGAATCAATAATTTCAGCAAATTCTTCACAAATTAATCCAACATATAATGCAATTTTTCTTGGGTTAAATTCTTCCGGTTGACCGGCAATTGCATTAAATAACTTTACTTTCTCAATAAATTCCATCATTTTTCTCACTGTGTTAAAAATTCTCTATATTGCGGTTCTTCACAATAGCACCCATTGCTTTCCCCAAACCATCGGACAGTTACTGTCCCACGATTGGTGCCAAATTTGTAAAATGTCCATGTGTATGATTCTTGTGCATAATTGTCCGATGGTAATTTTGGTTCGTCAATATTAGATACCTCTTCCGCCATGGTAATTGGCGAACCAATTAAATCTATTAGATCGCCGCATATATCCTCAATGTAAACAGATTCACAACAATCTGGTTCATGTGAAAAAATAAATTTTGACCCATCTGTTGTAACAAATTCTATAACCTCATCGCCAATATTACCATGAATGGTCGTTACGATTTTACCAATCATGTTATCGAAAATTTTTACACTCATACCAACCTCAAAAAAAGTCTAAAATATTAAATTTGTGTTTCAAATCCCATCCGACACAATCAAGCATTGATTCAAGCGGTCCAATAAATGCTTTGGAATACATTATATCATAATCAAACATATTGTCAAGAATTATTTCATGGGGAATTTTTCCATTCCATGAAATAACATTTTCCCTAATTGGGTTTGGTAACTTTAGATAGGCAAATTTTATTTTGTCTCCATCATTTATCATTTGATATTTATTTTGTAAATTATGTTTTGTAACATAATAATTATGCAATATTGCCCCCCTAACGGCAATAGGGCATCGTGATTTATACAAAGTTGTTGGATCAGAATATTTTTCCACACCATTTACACTTCTAGGTAAAGCAATTTCTTGAACAGATTTTGAATAAAAATCTTGTTTTGCAGATTGTTCATATTCTCTTACAGATTCAATTGAGTCCAATAATATCAATTCAACACATTTTTTAAGGTATTCTCTTGCAATTTTTGGAGTAGAACTTTTAACACATTCTAACCCAGCTATTTTCATTTTTGGGGGATCATACTTTTTACCTTCTTGGTCAACAACAGCCATTGCATAATTTCTTGCCCCCCTGAAAAAAACAGATTTTGCAATATTTTCTCTTGACATTTTTAATCTGTTTTCATTACATTTCATGTATTGAGCCAATTCATTAAATTTTTTCTCAATCAATGGAATAATTTTGTCTTCCGATACCTTACTCAATGTGTCAGATATTTCTCTATCAGTCATTCCTTGGCAGTACAATTCAACAAATTTTTCAAATTTCAAAAAATTGCTATCCGTGTCAGCATATATGAAATATTCTTCATCAACAGTTTTACAAACCTTATTCAAATATTCATTGATGGCAGTGCCAACCCAACGGATAGCAATTTGGCTACCTAGTGTAACAGCTTCCGCCAATCTGGTGTCAAAATATTTAAAATGTTTATTGCCTAATGCACCATACCCAGAATTAAGAATACCAATCTTTATACCATTTTGGGCCACATCCATCATACGGATTTTATCCAATATGTCAGATGATGGGTTATCAATTTTCTTCATGGGTTTCAATTCTGCTTGAATTGATTGCCTTTCTGCATAAAATGTTGACATTAGTTCTGGTAAAATACCTTCAAACTCTTTTGAATATTGCACACCATTAGCTGACATTATTCCATCAATATTGTCCAAATTTACTGTCTTGTATAATAAATCATCGATAGAAAACTTTTTAACTGGTGTATTCAACATTGTTTCTGGCGATATATTATAATTCATAATAATATGAGGATGCATAGAATTGACATCCCATGTCACCACCCAATTATGTTTACCAATAACAGGATGTTTAACATATCCCCCAGCAAAATCTAGCACTGGTGCTCCAGACTTACCCAAGGGTGTTATGATATTCTTTGACAACAAATGGTTGTATATAAGAATTTCCCAGGTTCTAACCGGAGACATTGCATCTGAAAAATTTATTTTACACTTATATGCAACAAACATTATGTTACCAAGTAATCTAAGTTTGTCTTCTAATCTATCTAATAATACTGTATCTTGAATGTTATATGACACAAACAAACTGGGATCGTTTACATAAAATTCTTTGAATGTATCATATGGATTTTCAACTTTTCGTTCGCCCAATTCAATAAAGGCGATTTCATCTAGTTTGTATGATTCTCTTGGGTCTTGAATAGATTTTTTGTACAAATCCCTGTAATCGATATGATCGATTCCATATATGTCATATTCAAATTCTTCCATTCCTTTGTCGGTTACTGACACACTTTCATTGACCCAATTAAATGGTGACAATCTCTTTGCATGTTTTTCCCCCAGAACTTTTACCATTCTTCTGTATAGATACGGTATATCAAATCCTTTTGAAAACCATCCTGTAATAATATCTGGGTAAGAACTTACCCAAAATTGTAAAAAGTGTTTTAGTAGTTGTGTTTCATTGATGCAATATATGAAATTAACATTATCCCTATTATCATAAACAAACGTACCAAATGTTGTAACCCTTTTTGTAATAGAATTTGTTATAGTGATTAATGAAATTTCTTCTCTACACTGTGCAGGATATGGGAATCCTTCATTCAAATCTAATTTGGTTTCAATGTCCAGTTTGTATATTAAAACTTTTGAATAATCTGGGTGGATGTTTCCCTTAAATAATTCACTAATAAAAGAATATTCATACCGTTTTTCCCCATATATTGAGAAATTTTCAATTGAATCATATGATGATATAAATTCATTTGCATCTGGTATGTTCAAAAATTTAATGGGTTTAAGTGGGAGTTTATGCATTGATTTATGAATACATTCCCCAACATTATCTTCCACATATAATGTTGGGGAATATTCAACTTTTTCACATACACGATTACCATATTCATCTATTCCCCTGTATAGAATATTTTTACCAAGTTTTCTGACACTTGTATAGAACTCCAATACTCCCCCTAAATTGGTCTATTAAGGAAATAATTCCTGGCAACAGTTGATAACTCTTTACCCAATATTTTTACATCCAATTGCGACTCAACAATTGTATCACGCTCTTCGCGAAATACATCATCTACACACCATTTGATATATGCACCAGTGTTTTTATTATCTGTTGCATCCAACCCCATTTCACCTAACTTGAAAATTCCTTGTTCCAATCTATTTTCGCCCAAACATGTAGACACAAATTCACGAATCGTGGCAATCTTTTCTACATCAATTGGCGCAATTTGTTTTACAGATTTTACTTTTGAGTTACCAACCAGTCTAATCTCACCAATGCCATTACCCGGATTTTTACCAAGTTCAACATTTTCAATGATAATTGGTTCCAACCCATCAGTTTGTATAAATAATTTCATAACGATCCTTCAGGTTTAAATTAAAAATGAATACAATAAAATCTCTCTTATCAAAATATCCAACAAATATACACTATTTAAATAGATATGTCAAATTTATTTCAAATTGTAATGCGCACAATTTTGGGAAAATGCAAGATTCGCTGTATATGGAACGGCATCACATATTACCAAAGGCAAAATCATTATTCCCAGAATATTCTGATTTAAATATGTTTCATTGGAACTCCATATTTTTAACATATAGGCAACATTATGTTGCTCATTTGTTATTATCAAAAGTATTCACTAGAGTTGACCATAAATCATCCGCGCAACTGGCATTATATAGAATGAGTGTGGCATCACCAGCACATAATTCTAATAGAAGACTATCAAGCAGACAAATAGAGGTATGCAAATATAACCTACGGTGTGCGATGATAAATAACAATCCCATGCATGACCCAATTATAGCAGAAAAGGCAGGGTTAGCGTTGAAACAATATTATATAGACAACCCATCTGCCAGAGAAAAATTATCAAAAAGAAGAATTGGCATAAACAATATTTCTGCAAATGGTATAATTAAACTCAGGGAGAGATGGTTAGGTGTGCCTAGACCAAAGACCCCCCAGCATATTGAAAATAGCAAAAAATCATCAAGCATCGGAACATGGGTCACTCCATTTGGAGATTTTTATAATCCGACTGAGGCGTCATTATCTGAATATAATATCCCCAAAGTATCAAGACACTTAATAAAAAAATATTGTATGACGGGGGTCAATGGATTTTGCTTCATTCCAAAAAACAAAAATTAAATTTAGATGCCGTAGAATTGCTCATATATTTTATAACTTGTTTTTCTATTTCTACTGGGACATCTAATCCTATAATTTTTAAATGCCCATTAACATGTTTTTCTCCTTTTGTCTTGTACATTAGATACATACCATTCCATGAACAAGCCCAAACAATCCCCTCCCCGGTGGTGCCTTCTTTACCCAATTGTTTTGAAACTGGACACTCATTTTCTACTGCAATGGTTAACTCTACTAATTGATTTTGAGACAATTCTGGTGCATTGAAGTCAATTTCAATTTCAAATGTTGGGAATTGATTGATGAAAAAAATTCTTTCGCCCAGAAATGTTTTAGAAATAGTGTCCAATTCTACCCATTCATCATCAACGGAGATTGCAAAAATGTAAAAAGATTTTTCAAATTCGGAAATACCAACATTCTTCTGAACACCTTTCCCCGCGTTTTCACCGAACACATGGACATATTCTTTGGCCCCATACATGGCGGCAATCATTTTCAAAAGATTTGATACATCTGCCGAACCACTGGCCCACATTGCAAACCCATAATTGTCTGATTGAATATCAATCAATCTTTCTCTACTTTGGTAAAATTGTTCACCACTTGGGACATGTAATCCAATGGCAGAATTTGTACCATGGAGTTTTACAGTTCCTGTAAAGGTTAGTTTTGGTAAAGGAACATTGTTCCATTTTGAATAATCTCGTACCTGTTTGATACATGATTTGAATTGTTCGATGTGTGGAAATTTTTTGAATTGTGCAGTCATTTTGTGTAAACTCCTAACATATACATCATAAAAAATATTGCAGATAGCCAACCAAATATTGTTGACAGTATACCATATGTCAACCTATCTAGTCTACCAAATTTGTCCAGTGCAACTGGAAAAGTGATTGCCAATAGAGCAAATAAAAATTCAACCATATGCTTGTACCAATGTAATCAAAATAATCATACCATATATTCGCAACACTTTATCCATACTCAAATATGTATGCAATGTCAAAAATGTGCTCAAATGCAGTGCCAATAAAACCAAGTCTTTCATATATTCACCTTTCTAATCAATTTATTAATTTTTAATATAAACCCACCTTGATGTAATACGCTTTTGCATGGATATTTGACCACCGTATTAAATTTGATAATATTATATCCAATATTATTATTTTTTCTACATGTTCCAACTATAACAAAATCTTGATCATATTGAATACCAAAACTAACAAATTCAGATTCGTTATGTTCTAGGTTATATATAAATTCACACAATTTTTTATTAGTTAAATACGAAATAGTTGTAATCACATCAACTTTATCTATTGATCTATCATTAATTCTGTCTAATAAATGTTTTTCTGTTCTGGCAAAACAATAGCCAATATTTTTTATCAAGTTGCTTGTATTTAATAGTGAGGAATTTATCCGATCTAACATCATTGGCACCGAATTCATATGAATCTCCATAATTTGTTGAAAGTATGATATCATAGATATAAATGTTTGTCAACAAAAAAGGCTGGAACCATTTCTGGAACCAGCCTTTTTAAGTTACTTAGATACTAGTTTACCAAATTGGAATGTTTCTTGGTTTCAATTCTTCTGGAACAATACGTTTCAATTCCACAATCAAAATACCATCAACACATGTGGCACCAACCACTTTTACATCTGCTGCCAATTTGAATTTGCTGGTAAATTTTTTCTCGGAAATACCTTGGTGAACATATTCTGTTTTTTTCTTATCCAGTTGTTCCCCAACAATCATCAATTCCTTATCTTCAACTGTTACCTTGATATCTTTTTTTGAAAATCCTGCAACAGCCAGTTCAATATTGTAATTTTCTTCATCAATTTTTACAATATTATGTGGAGGATATGATTGTTTTTTTGTATGAGAATTTGCATCCAAAATGGATAAAATG